TGCTCTTTCAGCATATGGTAGATAGTGCAAGTTTAAACCTAGAAATCCACCAGGAGCAGATTCCATAACTACGACTAAAGGAAATCTATCGTAGTAAGGTAGTTTCTTTTTTGTCTTTGGGTCGTACACAAAGAAGTACATAGAACCCGGCAGAAATCTACTACGCAATCTATCTTTATCACTAACTAATTTAGTTTGTGTGATTGATGTCTCTCGTGCTTTTTTTCTATACCAATCTCTAGCCTTACGGGTCCGTGCTGGTACTTGACCACTACGAATTCCGTTCACTAATATATCATCGAATGTATAAGCAATTGCCATCTATGTTATCCTGTTTAGACGTTATTCTCCTAAAGTATTTATATGCCTAAGTCAGATGGTCCTCAGTCAATATTTGCCATGACCAACGTCTATCGTCACAATATTCTTTCGCCGCTTTGAATTTTGCTTGATTGATTGCATATGTTTTTACTTCTTTAACATATTTGGTTGACAAACGACCAGTAGGTGTGTTATACTTCTTTGATTGGTCAGGTTCTCTGAGTTGTTTCTTTGGTTTGACTTCAATCAGACGAATATTCTTTTTACCGTCATTGTCGATATACTTAACCCAGAAGTCAGGATAATAACTTCTGTTCTTGCCCGATGTCGGGTCCTTATACGGTATGATGATTTCTTCACTCGCCCATTCTAAGATGTTCTTGTTGTTATCACAATAAACCATAAACTTACGTTCCCACAATGAACGATATATTATCTTTGTAGGGTCACCACGATACTTGCTCGGGTTCGAAGGTTTGAACTTACCTTTATACGCCATCTAGTCTTCCTTATAAATACATTTGTACAATAGTATCTATTATTTATATCAAGAGGAAAAACTATGCCTTTAAGATTTTCATTGACTGGAACGGGTCCACTTCAAGCCCTTTTCGGTTCGCCATTCAAAGTAAATAATTTTCAGTTCCCTTCTGACGGAAGCGGAACATCAATCTCATTTACTGCGAAGAAGCCCGGCGGCAATGTTGCTGTTGGTGGCGGTGCGGCTGGTCTTCAGGTATCATTCTCTTCTGGTGGAACAACAAAACTATATCTACCACAAAATCTGCAAGTTCAATATTCAGCAAATTACCAAGAGACAGAAGTATCTAAGATTGTTGCAAACGCACTTGATGGAGGACAGACTTTAGATGCGGCAATTGCGGCAGGAGCAAATAACTTGAAGGGTATGGTCGAAGAAGGTACTGGTCTATCTGGCGCAAGAGCGGCATACGATTATAGAAACAATCAAGTATATAACAATCACATGGAAGTTATGTTTACTGGTATGGGATTTAGACAGTTTCAATTTGATTTTAAATTCTTCCCAAGAACACAAGCAGAAAGTGACCAAATTAATACTATCATTAAACAGTTTAAATATCATATGCACCCAGAGTTAAAGAGTGATGCAGGTTCATACTTTGTACCGCCCTCGACATATGAGATTGGGATTAATGGTAAAGGCGCACAATACTATAACAAATATAAAGAATCCGCATTGATTGATATGAGTGTCAATTATACTGGCGGTGGGGTTGCGGCACAGTTTGATAAAAGCGGCGCACCAGTAGAAATAGATTTGTCGTTGACATTCAAAGAACTTGAATACAACACTAAGACAGACGTTGACGCAGGAATCTAACAAATGGCAAAAGCAAATTACTTATTTAAGAATTATCCCAAAATCGAATATGATTTTGGTGGAGATGGGTTAGAAAAAACGACAGTGACTAACATTATGATGCGTACTCAAATTCAGAAATGGATTCGCAATAACGGTTCTCTATTCTACGAATACACATTGCAGGATGGTGACCGTGCAGATATCATCGCCCACAAATATTACGATGATGCTGATTTGTACTGGGTTGTTCTTATGATGAACGATATTCCAGATGGTCGAATGGATATGGGGTTTGACTACAACGGTTTCAACAATGTTTTAAAGAAAAGATACCCAGGCGTAACGATAAGTGTTACAGGTGCAACTGGTACAATTAAAATCGGTGCAGAAATTGTGGGCGATATCAGTGGCGCAATTGGTGAAGTTGTCGATTGGAACCCAACATCAAAAGAAATATCTATTGTAGAAACATATAGAGATTTTCAGACACAAGAAACTGCAAGGGCAGTCTTAATTGAGAATGATGAAAAGTTTGTTGCGAATGTTACATTCGGAATTTCGAAAGTAGGACGTTTACAAGCAACACATCACTATGAAGATACTACAAATAACATTATTGTAGACAGAGAGCAGTTTTTTACACTACCTTCAAATGAAAGAAGAGTAGTTACAAATGGAACTTTTGAAGAAGAAGAAAATCAATCTAAGAGAAGTATTCGACTTATTAAGAAGCAATATGTGCGTCTAATCATAGAAGAAATAGAAAAATTGATGAACCCTGATAGCAAGGTAGTATAATATGTCCTCAACAATGATTAGGTCCGAAGATTACGGACTTAAAAAATTAGATTTAATACCAAATCATGGAAGCGGTGACCCAGTAAATATCACCGCTATTATGGTATCTATGAGTATATTTGAAGATATATACGGTGCATTTATGAAAGGAATCGTAACGGTTTCAGATGCTACAGGTCTATTGACTTCACTACCCATAACTGGCGAAGAGCATATTGAGATTGAAGTAGAGACACCTGGACTTGACCCAATTAAACAGACGTTCAGAGTTTATCGTGTTGACAATCGAAAAGTAATCCAAGACAGTCTAATTCAATACTCACTTCATTTCTGTTCATTTGAAATGGTCAAAGATATGAAGAGTAGAGTATCACTAGGATTTAAAGGTGAACTACTTTCTGATATGGTAACTAAAGTCTTTGATGAGCATATTAAAGTTGATAAGTCAATCGAAGTAGAACCTACGCTACTACCACACCAAATGGTATCGGCAGATTTTCCTGCTTCAGAATTTATTTTGAGAATGTCAAAGAGGGCACAATCTGCGGCACATGCAAAAGGTTCTGATTATGTCTTTTATGAAGACAGAGATGGGTTCCACTTCAAAAGTATTCAATCACTTCTACTAGATTATGGTGTTGTAAAAGATGATGACGCTAGAGAAGAGATAAAGTGGCAACCATCAAACGTAGATGGGTCTCAAGGCGAAGCGGGAAGTTCATCTATGAGAAGATTTGAATTTCTGAATTCTGTTGATGCGCTTGAAAAAATGGCTGATGGTTCAATGGCAAGTCAATTGATTTCTTTTGACCCCATTCAAGGGGAAGTCGTAATCACAGATAAAACAGGAAGTGCAATGTTTGGTGAGACTGAACATTTAGATGGCAATCTCCCATTTCAAAACCCCGCAGAAATGGAAGATGTTAATCAAGCAATCAAAATGATTATCACAGACAAGAGTGAAGAATTCACAAGCAATAGAGATGAATATTTGCAGACGCAAAGACACCAAGACGGTATGCTAAAAAATGTTTTGATTGACATAGAAATACCTGGACGTACTGATAGAAAAGTTGGTGACGTTGTAAATCTATTGATGCCAGCATTTGAAAGACCTGGGAATGCAGGCAGAACAGAAGATAATTTAATTAGCAGTAACGCATTAATTACAGCAATACACCACATGTTTACGCAGAATAAATATATACAGGTATTGCAATTAGCAAAAGATGCCAGCAAAGCGGCACCTTCAAGTTAAGAATTAAAATAGGAGCAGAAGAACAATGATTTTATCACTCAAAGAGTGGGCTGATACACAGACTGATGACGTAGTAAATGAAGAAGTAGAAGTCCTCAACGAAAAACAAATTATGTTTAATGGCGGCAAGAAATACGGACAGATTGTATTTCTAGCAGGTGGCGCAGGTTCAGGTAAGGGATTTGCGATTAAAAACTTTATGCCTGGAAATGATTTTAAAATCCGTGATGTTGATGAGTGGAAAAAAGCATTTCTAAAGTTAAACCAAGAGAAGGGTAAATTCCCAGAACTTGCAGATTTGAATTTGCGTAACCCTAAAGACGTATTCAAACTTCACATGGCAGTTAAAGATGCAGGTATCAAAGACAAAACACTAGATGCGCTCCTATCTGATGTTTCTTCTGATAGACTACCTAACATCATCTTTGACGTTACTCTTAAAGAGATTGGTGATATTACAGAAGTAATGCCCAAGTTGATTGAAGTTGGTTATGATGCGAAGAATATTCACATTGTTTGGGTGTTGACAAACTATCGTGTTGCTGTTATGAATAACGCAGGACGTGAGAGAGTTGTACCAGAAGACATTCTTTTGAAGACGCACGAAGGTGCCGCAAAAACAATGTATCAAATTGTAACAGGTTCGATTCCTCGTGGCATCGATGGTAAAGTTGCAGTCATTCTAAACAATAGAGAAAACACAATATTCTTTGACAGACCAGATAGTAAAGGTGAAAAAGTAATCAAAGACTTTACATATTTAACTATTAAGAAAGAGGGCAAGAGACCCGTCAAACGCAAAGAAGTTCAGAAGCAAATTTTTGATTGGATTAGCAAGAATATTCCGAAGACTAAAGAAACAAAAGAATTGTTTGGTAAGTAAAGAGAGATAAATTATGAGAACGCCTGAAGATTTTATAGGAACTAATTTTGTCTGGTGGTTAGGCAGAGTTGTTGACAGAAAAGACCCAGAGGCGCTAGGGCGTTGTCGTGTGCGTTGTCTTGGGTGGCATAGTGATGATAATGAACTAGTACCCTATGACACATTACCTTGGGCGCATGTCATTTATGAAGCGGGACCTACACCCTCAATCAACCCACCTCGCATTGGGGATTGGGTTATGGGATTTTTCGCAGACGGAACGAATGCACAGCAACCGTATGTTCTAGGCGTTTTGCCAACTAAAGGTGTTGGTGGATATGCAGACGATTTAGGAGATGAAGGACCAGAACCACTAGCAGAACGTCCAAATGAGGGAATTGAAACTGCGGCTGAAGAAGGTGGTACAGTAAAAACACCGACACCAGCAGTTCCAAGAACAGCGGCAGGTACTCCTGCGGCGGCGACAGGTGGCGGAACACCAGGTGGTGCAAATGTCACTGCAAACTTAGCAACTGGTATACCAGATGGCGCAGGCGGTACGTTTGACGAACCAGGTATTTCAGATGCGGCAGTTTATCCATATAATAAAGCGACTGTAACCGAAGCAGGTCATTCACTAGAATTAGATGACAGTCCTGGTGCAGAACGTGTTGCAGTAAGACATGCGACTGGTTCAGGTTTCGAAGTACAACCAGACGGAACAAAAATTGATAAGACAGTACAAGACCATCACATGATGATAAGCGGCGCTTCTTTTGAAAGTGTCGGTGCAGGAAAGACTGTATCTATCGCACAAGGTCTAAATCTTCAGACAAGCGGTGGTGCAGGTATTATTGCTATGGTTGATGGTGGTGGGGGAATTGATATCACTGTAACAGGCGGTAATGTAAAAATTAACGTCACGGGTGATATTGCTATCGAAAATACAGGTAAAGTTGATATTACATCTGGCGGTCCTATGAATTTGACTGCGGGTGGACCAATGGCGCTTAAAGCACCTTCAATAAACTTAAACTAAAGATATTATTAGACATTAAAAGTCTCACCTGTAATGTAACACATTTGTCAAGCAATGTCAAGGGAAAAAGAGGAAAGTTATTAACAATGCCAGCAATTTGTAGAGAAGGAGACCCATTATCAACAGGACATTTATGTACCCCAAAAACTACGATTGATACATGTGGTAACGATGGTACTGTAAGTGCAGAGGGAAAGAAAGTGATTGTCGTAGGTGCGCCAACAGTATCACACCCCGGACCAGCACCACCTTGTCCACCTCACGTTGCTAAACTGAATGCAGGTTCAAGTTCTGTAAAAATTAACGGGATTCCCGTGGGCAGAGTTGGTGATAGTGCAGATGCAGGTTCCATGTCTGGTGGGGCAGGAACTGTGAATGCTGGTTAACTACGTCTTATAAATAATATAAACATAAACAAGGGTATCGAAGCGTGGCAAGAGCAACAACATATTCAGATTTTGACTTGAATTTTATACCACATCCAGTAAGAAAGGATGTGGCACAAGTTTCTGATGTCGAATCCGTAAAACGTTCAGTTATCAATCTTTTGATGACAGCACACTATGAAAGACCTTTTCAACCAGACTTGGGTGGGCGTGTTAGAGAATTGTTGTTCGAACCGTTCAATGAGTTTACCGCAGAAGTATTGCAGATTGCTATACTAGAAGTTTTGGGTAACTACGAACCAAGATGTAGTGTATCAGATTTAGAAGTTTTTCCATCACCAGATGAAAATGGATTCAGAATAAAATTATCGTTCTTTGTGACTAACGTTGCAGAACCTGTGGAGATTAACACAGTATTAGAGAGAGTTAGATAAATGGCAGATAAAATCAACCCAGCAAAGTTAGACTTCGCTGATATTAAAGACAGCCTTAAGAATTTCTTAAAGGCGCAAGACACTTTTAAAGACTATGACTTTGATGGTTCATCATTGTCTGTTTTGTTAGATGTGCTTGCCGCAAATACACATTATAACTCATACTACTTGAACATGGTAGCAAATGAGATGTTCTTGGATACTGCCGAACTAAGAAACTCAGTTGTTTCTCGTGCTAAAGCACTAGGTTATACACCTCGTTCTACTACATCTGCATCTGCGGTTGTAAAAATTCAATGTCTAGTTCCTGTCGCTGAAGTCCAACCAACTACAATTAACGTACCTCAGTATGCAAAGTATAAAACTGTAATTGATGGTACTAGTTACTATTTCAATACTACGCAGGGTTATTTTGCAAATCCTACAGGCGAAACTACTGAAGATGGTGTTTACAATATCTACGAAACAGACAACATTAGAATTTTTGAAGGTAATTATGTACAGCAAAAATTCATTGTAGATAAACAAAACCAATCTCAGAGATTTACAATATCAAATAAGAATGTGGATACAACAACTTTGGTTGTTGCTGTTCAGCAATCCGAAACAAATACATCTACTGTTATTTACAATAAAGTCGTTAATATTACAGACGTAACACCAACAAGTCAAGTATACTTTTTGCAAGAGATTGAAAAAGAAATGTTTGAAGTGTATTTTGGTGACGGTACTGTAGGTAGAGCATTGGCGCAGAATAACGTTGTATCACTTCAGTATCTTGCATCAAATGGTTCATCTGCAAACAAAGCGGCTTCATTCTCATATACAGCACCTATTTCGGGATATGCACAAACTGTAGTAACTGTTGACCCTGCTTCTGGTGGTGCTGAAAAAGAGGGTATTGAAAGTATTAGATACCTTGCGCCACTCAACTATAACGCACAGAATAGAACAGTTACATCAACAGATTATCAGACTTCTATTCTACAGAATTATCCTAACGTTCAAGCGGTATCTGCATGGGGTGGTGAAGATAACGACCCACCAATTTATGGTAAAGTTTATATCTCACTGAAACCAGTTGCAGGATTTACTATTACTGATTCCGTTAAAGAACAAATTAAAGATAGTATTCTAAAGTCTCGTAACGTTGTGTCTATTACGCCTGAGATTATTGACCCGAACTACATGTACATCAAGCCTACTGTAGACTTCTATTACAATAGAGAATTGGGTAATAAGAACGCTGATGAACTTTCACAACAAGTTAGAGCATCAATACAAACATATTCAACGACAGACTTAGAGAAGTTCAATTCATACTTCAAATATTCTAAGTTTGTTCGTACTGTTGATAATTCAGATAGGGCAATTGAAAACTCTACTGTTAGAGTACGTCTTGCACAAAGACTTGAGATGACCCCAAATGTTCTAAGAGCATTCCAAGCAAACTTTTCTAACCCACTAAACTATACGTTTATTGGTGATATTGGTTCTATTACATCAAACACATTTGAATATCAAGGTACAGACACTTGCTTCATTTCAGATGATGGTAATGGCGTACTTGGTGTATATCGTAACTTCTTGGGTGAACGCCGTGTTATTCAAACCAACATGGGTTCAGTAGATTACGAAACAGGTCAAGTTCAACTTTCACAGTTCGCACCATCAGGCGCTGACGATAAAGTATTAGAGTTGATTGTGTTCCCTCGTAACCAAGATATTTATGTTGTGCGTAATCAGATTTTGCTTGTAGATGATGCTGACGTTCTATTGACAGCCTTCGACAGTCAGACTGCATACGGAAAACAAGTAGATACTATCTACGCAGGTAACCAGTCGGTGCAGACCTCAACTGGCGCTTCAATTGTAAATACCCAAACTGGCGGATACTAATAGATGGCGAGTTATACCTAT